GCGATCATGGGGCGCGTCTGGGCTATCGGCGTGAACGAAGAGGGGCAGACGCCTGCTGTGGGGCAGTTCCCACAGATGAGCATGGAGCCCCACTTGGCTGTGTACCGTCAGTTGGCGCAGAACTTGTGCGCGTCCACGAACCTTCCGCTCTCCAGCGTGGGTATTTTCGCGGATAACCCAGCATCAGCGGAGGCCATGCAGGCCGCGGAGTATGCGCTCTCTGATGAGGCAGAGTACCAGTGGCGCGTGTTCACCCCGGCGCTGAGGCGCTTGGTGGAGGACATTGTTATGGTCCGTGATGGCACGGATGCGCCACCTTTGGATGCGTGGCGTGCGTCGATTAACTGGACTCCTGCCCGGTACGTGAGCCCGCAGGCCTCCTCGGACTTCATCGTGAAAACGGTGCAGGCTCTGCCGAAGATCGCGGATACGACGGTGGCGCTACGCCGAGCTGGGTTCACGAAAGCAGAGATCGACGAAATCAACTCTGAAACCCGCAAGACAAGCGCGGTTGATCTGATCCAAGCCTTGAACCAACAGACCGAACCCACGCCAGACGCTCAGAGTGCGGAGGCTGAAACAGTGACGACAAACGAATAACCCCTGGTGAAAGGAGGCCACCATGACGACACGCGCTGACGTGGAACGCATGGCCTCCACCATCGCCACCGCTTCCGACCAAGCAAAACAACAAGTTAGCGCGATCATGAGCCGACTAGCCGGGCAACCAGCCTCTATAGTGCGCGACGCGCTCGCGGATGCGTTCCCGACCCTCCTTGCGGGGTTTGAGAACGTGGGTACGGCGGCGGGGTTAGAGTTTTACGACAGTATGCGTGCGCGCACTCGCGGTCTTCCAGCATATAAAGCAACGGCGGTCGCGAAGCCCACGCCAACGGCGGAAGCTGTCGGTATCGCGCGCGCTGCCGCCCGGCACCTGTTTAACACTGACATAGCGCCTGAGGTGGCGGGCGAGCGCACACGGCGGGAGTTGTCTGACGCGCTCGGAACGCGGACGAAGAACGCGATGAGGCAAACTATTAAAAACAATGCTGTACGCGACCCGGCTAAAACTTCGTTCGCGAGGGTGCCTCGTGGTGCGAAAACGTGCGCTTTTTGTACGATGCTCGCTTCGCGTGGGTTCGTGTACGCTACAGCGAAAACAGCTGGTGAGGACGATAAATACCACCACGATTGTGATTGCATGATTGTGCCGTCGTGGGACGCGAAACAAGCCAAGCTCGAAGGCTACGATCCGGACGGGTATTTTGAGCAGTATTTGAAGGCGCGTCGCTCGCTTGAAGCGGCGGGCGTGAAGAAGATTGACGCTCCTGCGGTCACCGCACAGATGCGCGCGATGTTCCCCGGCGAGTACACGGACGGGCACACCGGCAAACCCAAAGGCAGGCCGAAAGATACAAACAAGCCAAAGGGGCAGCCGAAACCGAAGCGGTGGCCGAAGACGGAAGATTCCAAGCTTCAGAAGCGGAAGCCAAAAGACAGCGGGAAAACATCGAATTATGAACATACTGGTAACGTGGCAAGCATAGAAGAAGCTGTTCTCAACGAGTTTAGAGATAGCAAAGTTGAATACTTGCCTGTTCACGGACACGACAAGCAACCTCAAGAGCATGAAATCATCTCTCGTATAAGCGGGGGAGATATGACGAAGGGTTCATGCGCATCTCTTGCCCTCGCCTTTGCAGCAAACTCCGCAGGCCTCGATGTGATTGATTACAGGGGAGAGCCAAGTCGCAGGATGTTTGCTAGTGGCATCAGGATCCGTAAAATCCTGACGAGTACTGGAGTCGAATCCTATTCAGAACGACATTTCAATGATCTCAAGGCTGTTGGGAAGCTACTTGATCGTACAGAAACCGGCAAAAAGTACATCCTCGTAACTGGTAGGCATGCTGCTGTAATCAGAAATACAGGAACCAGACACGAATATTTGGAGCTACAAAGCCCCTATCCAGACCAAAACAGCTGGCATGAGCTCACAAAAACAGAGCTACGAAAGCGTTTCCACTGTAAAATGTCACACAGTACCCGAGGTTTTAAGTACGAAGCTGACTCAACAATCGCAGAAATCACCACACTTGCTCGCAGCGACGGATACCCTGAACTGATGGGCTACCTTAACACGACGGATACAAAGCAACAAAAGGGGTCGTTAGGTGCTATTAAATGATGATGAGTTTGTCATCGACGATCCCGAAGTCGATGATCCTCATATGTGGACCGTAGGGCGCGTCTCTGAAGATGGATCTTTCGAGATAGGCTCCCTGTATGTCACGTTCGATAAGAAAACAGTATTGAACCTGTGGACGGACTACCCGCAAAAGTTCACCCCAGAGCAGATTCAGATCATGCGAGAAGAAGAACCATACTGGTACGAGTTCTTCAGGCCAAGGCTAGAAGAAGCCTGACCGAACAAAAGCTAACAAGCTACTACTGACCCCTGTCACCTAATGGTGCCGGGGTTTTCTGTACCCAAATGCTTCCCTGACCACTGGGGTTCAGTGGGTTCACCATGGCCGACGGGCCTTGTACGGAGAGGACACACTATGGCAGACCAGCAGACCGATCAGGCCAGCGAACAAGCCGGGAGCGAAGCCACGCATGACGCTGGTGAGTTTCAGGCCATTACAAGCCAAGACCAGTTGGACAAGCTCATCGCGAAACGAGTCGCACGTGAGCGCGCTAAATACGCCGACTACGACGACCTCAAAGCCATTGCACAAAAGGCCGGAGAATCCAACGCCCAACTGAAAGCCGAAGTCGAAGCCTTAAAGAAGGCGGCTGACCGGCGTGAATGGGTTGAGCAGGTCGCAGGCGAAACCGGCATCCCCGCCGGGGTGCTACGCGGTAACACGCTGGAAGAAATCCAAGCCCACGCAAAAGCGTTGGGCGAAGCGTTCGCAAGCGTGAAACCAGTGCTGAAAGGCCAAGCGAAACAGGCCGACGTGTCCTCAACACCTGAACAGCTCCTCGTCCGGAGCCTCTTCAAGTAAATCATTTGGCGGTGTTTGAACCCACCCCTAACCAGATCCCTGTCGAAAGGAAAAATCATGGGAAAACTTTTCACCTCTGAAAACGCCAAGCCCCTACTTCCCCGCGAAATCGCGGACAGCTTGGTCAAGAACACTCAGAGCCTGTCCACTATCGCCGGCCTGTCCGCGCGTGAGCCGATGCGCTTCGGTAAGAGCGATGTCATCGTTTTCAACGATCTGCCTCGTGCGGAGTTCGTCGAAGAGGGCGCTGACAAGGCCTCGACCCAGGGCGGATTCTCTTCCGTGACTGTTCAGCCTCATAAGGCTCAGGTGACGATGCGGTTTAACCAGGAAGTCATGTGGGCTGATGAGGACTACCAGCTGGGCGTTCTCAATGAACTGAGTGTTGCGGGTCAGGAATCGTTGTCTCGTGCTCTGGATCTTGGTGTGTACCACCGTATTAACCCGCTGACCGGTAATGCGACCACGTGGGAGAACTATCTGGGTGCGACAACGAAGCGCGTTGAAATCAAGGATGCTGATGCTGACGATGATTTCCGTAGCGCGGTGGGCCTGCTGGTCACTGGCGTGAACCCGGTTAATGTGACTGGCGCAGCGTTCGACCCGAAGTTCTCCTGGGCTTTGGCTTCGTTGAAGAACAAGGACGGTATGCAGCGTTACCCGCAGCTTGGCCTGGGTACTGGTGTGGATGCGTTCATGGGTATTAAGACCGCTGTCGGTAACACCGTGTCTGGTGTGCCTGAGGCGGCGGATACGAAGGTTCGCGCTATCGTGGGTGACTTTACGAACGGTATCCGCTGGGGTGTTCAGCGTGAACTCCCGGTTGAGCTGATCCAGCATGGTGACCCGGACGGTCAGGGTGATTTGAAGCGTAAGAACCAGGTCGCGCTCCGTCTGGAGATTGTGTACGGCTGGTATGTGTTCGCGGATCGTTTCGCGATCATCGAGGATAAAGTCGACTGACCGATGCCTCGTTTTGTCAACCCTTTGGGGAGCGTGGTTGTCGTGTCTGATGAGGATGCGGCGGCTATTGCTAGCGCGGGGTGGGAGCTTGTTCCGGAGGCTGATGCTGGCAAAGCCCCAGTGAAGCCGCGTGTGAAGGCTAAGGCTCCCGCGAAGGCGCGTGTGAAGGCTCGCGACTGGTAAGTCCTCCTTAATCCCGGTCGCGCACACAGGGTGTGGGGTGGGTGGTTGGTGGTGGTTTTCTTGCTTTCCCACCATCGTTGGCATTGTCTGCCCACCCCACGCTCTCCTTTTATTCCTCATATTTTCTTCTGATTGGTGGTGTCTATGGGAGTTCCTTACGCGGTTTTCGATGACGTGGAGACCCGGTGGGTGTCTAGCGTGTTTATCCCCGCCCCGGAGGTTGTGAACGCGTATTTGGCGGACGCAACAATGGTGATGGACGCGGAACTCCCGACGCTTCGCGCCATGACTGACAGTGACAGGGAGGCGAGAGACCGGGCGACGTTCATCTGTGCGCGCATGGTGATCCGCGTGTTGTCGAACCCTGATCAGGTGCGGTCAACGCAGGACAATACCGGCCCGTTCACCGAGTCCGTCACCTATTCGACGGAGTCCCTTGCGGGCTTGACCTTGACCGCGCAAGACAAGCGTTTCTTGATGGGCCCGTCCTGGTCTAACACGGGCGGGGCGTTCGAGATTGACCCCTTGGCGGGGGTGGTCGCGTGAGAAAACACGGCGAAACAGTGGAAGTCCTCGCACTAGTTACTGGCGAGCCTGATGATCTGGGGAACGAAACCAAGACGTGGGGTTTGCCGTTAACAGTCTCAAACGTGCTGGTAGCGCCAGCGTCAACGACTGATTTGAACGGGTCTATCCGCCCTGACGGCGATAGTACGACGCTAAACCTGTACTTCCCCAAGACTTTCACCGGGGCTCTTCGTGGGGCGCGCGTGATCGTCAGGGGCGAAACCTACGAGGTGCAGGGCAACCCGTTCTCATACGACCCGACTATCACACCAGGCGCACACAATCTCGTCGTCAGCGTGGAACGCGTAGCGGGGTGAGACCAAAGTGGGGAAAGTAAAACTGAAGCTCAACTCCACAACGCTCACCGCCTTGACTCTCCCGGTGATTGAACAACTCACGCAGGAAATCACCAACCGCGCGGGCGAAGGGTTCGTAGGTGACGTGATCATCACCGACCGCCCACACGGGGCCATCCGAGCTGAAACCATCCACGCCAAACGAAAGAACGCGAAACACAACACACTCTTGAAAGCGATGCACGGATGACACCAGAAGAAATCCTGATCAAAGCGCTCGCGGACGGGTTGCGCCTTCGCGTGTCTGGTGACGTGCCCGCCACAAGGCCGGACGTTTTCGTGACTGTGGAGCGCACGGGCGGGGCTCAGACGCGGTTTCTCGACCGCGGGACATACGCGGTGCAGGTGTGGGCAAAAAAGCGGGCGAGCGCGGGGAAACTTGCTCAAACGGTGGCCTCGTACATCACTACTCAGTTGCCAGTTGAAAACGGGCGCATTGGCGGATCGACGGTGGAGTCGTTGTATCACTTCCCGGATCCTGATTCGTCGATGGAGCGTTATCAGCTGACTGTTACTGCCGTTATTACTCTCTCCTGAAAGGAACACTGACAATGGCAAAAAATGATTCGACAAAGGTTTCTGTCGGTAAACCGGGTGCGACGGGGGCTGTGTTCGCCGCACCTGTCGGCACCGCAATCCCGCAGGATGCGACTACGAAACTTGACGTGGCTTTTAAGAACCTCGGCTACGTCTCAGAAGACGGGCTGACCAACAGTGTTGAGACGGACACGGAAGACCTGAAAGCCTGGGGCGGCGACACCGTTCTCACAACCCCGACAAGCCGGACGGAAACGTTCAAGTGGACGTTCATCCAGGTTCTCGACGTGGACGTGTTGAAGGAAGTCTACGGCGATAAGAACGTCAAGGACACTGCCGGTGCCGTGACGGTCAAACACAACGGCACCGTGCTTGATCGGAAGATTTACGTCTTCGAGATGCTTCTGACTGGCGGGCGCGTCAAGCGGATCGTTGTCCCGAACGCTCAGATCACCGAGGTTGGGGAAATCGCGTATCAGGATGGTGAGGCAATCGGCTACGAAGTCACCTTGACCGCCTACCCCGACGCGGACGGTAACACTGCTTACGAGCATGTGACCGCCGCCTGAGATTCTTCAATTGCCTGCCCCTGCTCTGGTCTTTCGCCCTTCTCCCAGAGCAGGGGTCTTCCCTTTCACAAGCCCGAGAAGAACACGCACATAAGCAGAAAGCAGAGAACTATGACAACACCAGCCGACGTTGAAGCATTAAAGGAAAAACTAGCCGAAGCCGAAGCCGAAATGGCAGAACAGACACCGAAGGTATCCGGAAACCTGATGCCCGAACCGGTGGACTTGCCACGCAAGATTACTGTGCGCGGACTCGAGCTCACAATTAACCCAAAGGTCTTGGCTGACCTTGAATTCTTAGACCTCCTGGCACAGATTGAAGACGAAAACCCCACGGCATTACCCCGTATTCTTCGTTTCCTTGTCGGAGCCGACCGGATGCGCGAAGTCTTCGACGTTTTGCGCTCAGATGACGGGCACGTTGACCTAGTGGAGGGCGTGGAATTCATGCGCGAGCTTACGGAAAGCCTAGCCCCAAATTCCTGATGCTCATCAATGTCTGGCGGAGGCATCCTGATGAGCTGAACGCAGATTTTGCACGCTTTTATGGGGTGCTTGACTGGCGGAGGTTACCGCCCGTTCAAGCCGCCTCACTATTTATTGCCATGCTGAGGCAACCAGAATCGTGGACACACCGGATCATGCAGGCGGGTGAAACGTTCGAGACGAGCCTTCACAAGCTTGTGGCGCTCGCTGTTGACAGGCTGGGGCTCCTGGTGTGGCAGAACACGAAAGACGGGATGAAAGGCCGGAATCGCCCGCCGTCAATGTATGACGCTCTTTTCCCGTCGCACACGGTGGACTTGTCGGAAGACACGTTCACAATTGTTGACCCCGATGAGCTGGACGGCCTGTTGAATCGAATTCATGAAAACTAACAAAGTGGGAGGTTCCCTATGGCTGGGGTTGATCTTGGTACTGCTTGGCTGAATGTTGTCCCCAGCTTTAAGGGAGCGGCCCGCGCTTTATCGTCTGAACTCTCGGGCGTTTCCGGCTCGGTGTTGCCTAAAGATTTCGGTGTGAAATCGACGCGGGGTTTCGCTAAGAATGTGAAGGCCGCTATGGCTGAGTCTAGGACGGCAGCCGCCGAAGCGGCCCAGGCGGTTCAGACTGCGATGAGTAAAGCGCAAGTGGCGCAAAAGGCGCAGGCAAGCGCAGCCGCTCAAACGGAGATAGCGAATAAGAAACTCGCCGAGGCTATTAAGAAGTACGGTGCGGACTCATCCCAAGCAGCCGAAGCGTCTTTGAAGGTGAAGAATGCTCTCGCCCAGGAAGAGGCGGCGGCAGTTGGGGTGAAGAGCGCGTTTGAACGCGTCGGAGAAGCGCAGAAAAAGGCGGCGAACACTCAGCCTCTGATGCGCTCCCAGGCTGTAATGAAATCGCTTGGCCAGACGGCGCGCAACGTTGGAGCAAGTATCAAGCAGTCTTTCGGCGACGCGTTCCGCACAGCCGGAATGCTGGCAGGCGCGGGGCTGACCGCCGCAGTCGGATTTATCGCCTCATATACGGGCGAGGCTATCCGCGCCTCGGATGCGACGGATAAATTTAAGACCACGCTGAACTTCGCGGGCTTAGACTCTTCGGCGATTAGCGCGTTGACGAAGAGCACAAAAGAATACGCGGATAAGACCGTCTATGACTTGTCTGATATTCAGAACATTACTGCCCAGCTCGCCTCTAACGGCGTGAAGGGGTATGACAGGCTCGCTGAGGCGGCTGGCAACCTCAACGCCGTCGCTGGCGGTAACAAGGAAACCTTTAAGTCTGTTGGTCTGGTGATTACTCAGACGGCTGGCGCGGGCAAGCTGATGACGGAAAACTGGCGACAGCTCACCGACGCAATCCCCGGCGCAGCAGGCCCACTGAAGCAAGCCCTGCTGGAAGCAGGCGCATACACGGGCGATTTCCAGAAAGCCATGGAAAACGGTGAAATCACCGCCGACGAATTCAACCAGGCGATCACCTCCCTTGGTTTCCAAGAGGCCGCCCAAGAAGCAGCGACCTCAACATCCACGTTCGAGGGCGCGTGGGGCAACCTGGAAGCCGCGATCACAGGCGGACTCCAGGCTGTCATGGCACCGTTCAAAGGCCCTTTAACGTCCGCAATGACAGCACTCGCGGATAAGGTCACAAGCGTTTTTGATGCGATTGCTGGCGGGTTAAGTGGCGGTGGATTGTCTCAGTTTTCCGGCACGTTTAGTGGCCTCCTCCCGATTATTGGGGCTTTGGCGGGTTCGCTTGGCACTTTACTGTCGCAAATAATCCCCGGTATCGGTGGCGCTTTCGGCGCGGTCACTGGCCCGGCTGGGTTGATTATCGGCTTGTTTGCGTCAATGGTGGCGAACTCAACCGCTTTACAGCAGGCGTTCGGGACCGTGTTCACCGTGATCGGCGGGGTGTTCCAGTCGCTCGCACCGGTGGTGGATCAGATCATGGTTTCTATCAGCGGACTGGCTCAAATGTTGGGTGATGCTTTAGCTCCGATAATTTCGTCGGTGGCGCTCGCGGTTGGTTCGCTGATTACGGGTATTTTGCCCACTGTCGGCCCTTTGATCACGGCAATTATGAGCGTTGTTTCGGCGTTGATCCCGCCTGTGAGCCAGATCATCAACATTGTTCTGGCGACCGTGTTGCCGATGATTCAACAGTTAACCCCGATTATCGCTCAGATTATTGGGGTGATCACGCAAATTATCGGAGCCATGGCACCGTTGATATCGCTGATTGCGGCCATCCTCATTCCGACAATTCAAGCCTTAATGCCCGTCGTACAGACTGTTTTCGATGCGGTAAGGACCATTATCGAAAGCGCGATGACTGCCGTGCAGGGCGTGATCAACATAGTCCTCGGGGTCATCAATGGGGACTGGAGTCAAGTCTGGTCTGGGATGCAGGGGCTCGTTTCCGGCGTTTTTGGTGTAATTAGCGGGCTGATCAGTGGAGCTATGAACGTGGTGTGGTCAGTTATTTCTTCGGCGTTGAGTCTCGTTTCTAGTCTTTGGAGTTCGGCGTGGAATGCGGTGTCTAGTTTGGTGTCGAACGCGTGGAGCGGGATTTCTTCGGCAGTCAGTTCTGGCGTGTCCCGGATGATGGGGTTCATTACCAGCATTCCTGGCCGTATTCAGGGCGTGTTCGCTTCTGCGGGCTCGTGGTTGCTTAGTGCGGGTCGCCAAATCATTGACGGGTTTATCAGGGGTATTCGGAATGCGTTTGGCGCTGTCAAGAACGTTCTCGGGTCGTTAACAAGCATGCTCCCAGATTGGAAGGGCCCCGCCGACCTCGACAAGGTGATCCTGCGGGATTCTGGTCGTCTCGTCATCCAAGGCTTCCAACGTGGGTTGGAGGACCAGTACCAGAACGTGCGCCAGAGCCTCGGCGGGTTCACGGCAAGCCTGTCTGCTTCAACGGCGCTCTCGCCTGCCCTGTCTTCCGGAAGCACAGTCGGCGGGTATGCGTCGCCTGACTATCTGGTGGTCAAGGACGCGGACAACAGGTTGATTGGCCGTATGCGCGTCGAAGCCGGAAGCGTTGTTGACGGTGCTACGGCCATAGCGTCGCGCGCCTCTTTGCGTGAGCTTGTAGGAATCTAAAGTAAGGAGCTTTTATGGCGGCGACTACGTGGTCTGCAACGTCGGGGTATATGGCTGTCGGCATTAGCCTGTCGTGGCGAGGTAATCCTGCCGACGGGTGGGTGTGGGTGGACGCGACGTACACCCTCTGGTCGGAC